TCAGGACGTGAGACGGGCTTCCAGCGCCTCCAGCCTCGCAGCCAACCCGCGCAAGATGAAGGCGTGCAGCCCGTCAGGCCGGAAGCTGTAGAGGTCGCCAGCCGCCCTGCCTGGGCTGGCCACACTCCCGCCGGGGCAGACCACATTCCCATCATCGTCCAGCTTGTCGGGCCACTCGCTGCTCTGATCAGGCTTTTCTTCCCAGCTGTCATAGCAGATGAAGCCGTATGCAAACGGGTCGAGGCCATGCGACTGCATGACTTCGATTGCCCTTTGCACGGTCATGCCGATGTGCCACCTGGCTGCATCGCCCTTGGCCTCAACCGATGCCAGCCACTTGTACGCGCCGATCTCCCTGCCAAGCTGGGCTGCTGCAGAGATTTCGGCCTGCTCCAGCGGACGAACAGGCGTCTTCTCCCTCTCGTCGGACGTGTTGATCGAGCCGGTCGCCGCAAAAACGACGGAGAATCGGTTGCTACCCGTTCCGATCGCTGTCGCATTGTCCACGTTCGGCCTCAGGTTGGCGCCGCTGGCGGCCATGTACAGCCAAACGCCAGAGCCGGCGACAAAAGCGAGGTCGTGCGCAGTGAGAGTGCCAAAGAAGCCAACTCCACCGGCGAGGGAATCGTTCGAAGAGAGTACGGACTGAATCCCGCCAGTCGAGGTGGCTTGAAAGAAGGCAGGGGTCCCTGACGTGATCTGCATGGTGTCCCTGACGAGCAGAGGCCCCACGAGGTCATTTGACCATACGCTATCGCCCCTCAGGAGCTTTGCGTCGGTTCCGCCGATCGGTGGGATTCTCGCTAGCTCTGCAGAGGTCAGGTGGTAGTACTGGCCGGACGTGCCGCCCTGTAGGCCAGAGAGCCCGGTGTTGTGGTCGATGGCCGGGATCTGCGCGGCCGGGACCTTTCCGCCGGCGTCCAGATCGGCTATCCCGTTGGGCTGGCCCTTCTGGGCCGTGATCCGGGCATCGGCGCGGGCGTTGGTGAAGTAGAGGTTTGCGCCCTCGGCAAGGTCGGTCGTGGTCGCCGCCTGAGTGCCTGAGACGCGGCCCTTAGCATCGCGCGAGAGCTTGACCAACGCTGCGCCGACGCCCGTGTCTGTGAGATCAGCAAGGGAGATAGTCGGCAGCCCAGCCGCCGCGTCCCCGTTCGTCACGACGATCTGGTTGGCGGTGCCGGTGATCGTCGCCGCCCGGCTTCCGGTCTTCCGCCCCTTGGCATCGAAAGTCGTGGCCAGCAAAGTGCCAGCACCCGTGTCGGCCACGTTGGCTAGGCCGATCGTCGGGTCGCCCGCCTCACCGGCTGGGTTGGTGATCTCGATCCCGGTACCTGGCGCCAGCAACCGTGTGACCCAGTCGCCGGCGCTGAGCCGAACGACGAATCCGGCCGTCATCAGCGCAGCGACCTTCTGGACGTTGGCCGGTATCTCGCGGATCAGCTTCCAGATCGTGGGCGAAGCGCCGGGCTTACTGGAATCTGGGTTGATGATCTGCTGCGCGGTGAGCAGCTTGCCGTCGGGACCATACAGGTTCTTGCCCAGGGTCGCGCCGGCATCGCCGCTATCCAGCCTGACGACGCGCCCCAACTGGTCCTTGAGCTTGACCTTCTTGTCGACCATCAGTCGGCCCCGGCGCGGTCCGCTGCTACTACGGCTTGGCAGGCGCGGAGCTGGTCGTCGGCTTCACGGCCGATTCCAACAGCAGGGCCCGCAATCGTGACTCCGAGGTCGGCGGGCGCATCACGTTCGCTGGCGCCGGCGGCAGCTTCGGACAAGCGATCGGTGTGGCAGGTGGCGAGGTCGTGGCGCAGCCGGACAGTGCCAGCGCGCAGCTCAGCCACAACAGCATCAGGGACGGCCTGGGCCGCAGTGCGGTCTTCTTCATGCTTCACTCCGATGGCGGCCAGTTTGTCGGCCTGGGTGTGTTCGGTGGCGCGGGTCTGGTTGATCTGCTGCAGCTGCGCGGCGCTGGCGCCGGCCTGCTGCCGGGCTTTCGCGCCCTCAGCGCGGTCTCCGCGCCAGGCCCAGCCGGCACCGAACATGGCAACCGACCAGGCCACGAAGACCAGCACAGCGATCAGCGTCCGGTTCATTTCAGGCTCCAGTGTTCCGGCGAGCGCCGGTCAGGTAGTAGGAGATGACGCCGCCCAGCGCCAGGTTCAGGCCGCCGACGAGACCGGCGAAGATCTCTCGGTTCTCCGGCGGAACCGGTGTGTAGATCGAGACGAACAGCGCGGAGCCGTACAGCGCCAGGATGATCATGGCGATGCCGAACCGGGCCGTGCCGATGTTCTTTGTCGCGAAGGTCATTGCGCACCTGCCATGCCGTGGATCTCCGAAATCGCCCATGCGTACAGGGGCTGGTCAATGATCGTCACCCGGTGCAGCAGCTTGCCGCGCACGGTTTTGGTGGCCACGGACGTGGACTGCTGGATGGCCAGCAGTACGAATGCGATCCGCTGCTTGGTCGGGTCCGGCTCCTGCAGCACGGCCAGCGCATCGCCGACCATCTCCCGGATCGAGCCGAGCAGCTCGGCCGTCGGGATCTTCGCCTTGCCGTCCAGGACCGTCAGCACGCCCTGCAGCTGGCTGACCGGCGACAGGCGGGGCTTCTTCTTGGCCGTGGTCATGCGATGCCAAACAGCTTCTTGGCCTGGGCCAGGCGCTCGCCGCGGTCGATCAGGCCATTGCGGCCGCCATTGATCGCCTTCGTCACACCGACCAGATCGTCGGCACGGGCCATGCCCGGGATCTTCGGCCTGGCTACCGTCCAGTACCACCCGGCGGCGTCCACAGCGTCCGGCAGCTCGGCCAGCATTGCTGGGTTCAGGACCGCCCGCTCGTCGCCGTACTTCCAGAGGCTGTAGGTGCGGTAGTTGGCCCGGCCGGTGACCTGGATCAGCCCCCTCCCCTTGAAGCGCTTGCCGTCGCCGGGCTGCGTGTTGCCCAGGTCCTTGCGGCCCTCGTACGCGGCGCCGCTGGCGTACTCGGTGGCGGTCTTGAAGCCGTCCGACTCGTGCGCCACCTGGGCGAGGAAGTGGGACTTCTCCAGCGCCGACACGATGCCGAAGCGGATGCAGGCGTCCTCTAGCGGCTGGGCGTACTTCCCGGCCCCCATCTTGGCCGCTACGGTTTCAGTGGACATCGGGGACCCCCTTGAATTGATGGGGCCATGCTGCCGGGGCTGAGGGGTGGTTCAACGGATAAAGAAAACCCCGCTTACGCGGGGCTATGTCCAGCTGCTACGCCCTGTGGACTATCGTGTCTTCGACACGACCACTCGGCCATTGCTGGCAGAGACGAAGAAGCTGCCTTGCTTCGGCTCGGATGAGACCTTTCTGGCGCTGGCGACTTGACCGTTGGAGGTTGGCGCAACAATCCTGGCCTGTCTTCCACCCTGCGTCGCAGGCGCCTTTTGCGCAGCGCAGTTCAATGCGTTATGCATCATGGTTGTACCCGACATGTTGATGGATGATCTCTGGTTCATTGAGGAATGCAAATGGCATGCCACGGCGCATCAACCCTATCCTCGTTCTGCCGCCGACTGTTGGGATGCCCATCGCAAATTTCTGTACCGCAGACTCTGCGTTAACCAACGTGGAGACTAGGTCAACAGCCGACTGAACTGGCAAATTCGCCCAGTCAAAGAAGGGACTACCATCCAGCCACGGAAGTTCCGCCGGTACAACCTCTTGAATTGTAGCTTCGAAAGGTTCCGGTATCACCACGCCCTGATCTCTAAGCTGCGTGAGAACTGAATCAACAACGCTCTCACGCTGGGCCTGGAGGCTGGACATGAACTCCCTGTTTACCGCCCAGCGGGTCGTCGGATTTGTCCCGTTGATCAGGCTGGCAATCGAGTCGGCCTGCCCGGCCCACGCAGCGCTACAGTGTGGAGGAGCGTCGAAAAGTTCAGTTATAGAGTTAGCGGAAACACTGACTCGCATAACCTTAATGTATTCATCTTCACGGCCATACCCAGCGATTAGGAACTGGAGGTCGTCAAGAGTTTGCCGCGCAGCAGGGTCCACGTCGTTATAGCCGACTTCACTCTCCCACTGAGGCCTTACAAACTCAAGGAAGCCGATAACGATGTCAGTAATCGATGCATACCCCTCCGGATTTGTTCGACAGCGCCTGCGGAATCGTTCGGCAATCTCTGCGATCACTATGCTATTAAGCGTACCGAGCCCGGATGTAGTTGCTGCAACGGAACATTCAACATTGTTGGAGTCTGGGTCTTCGTGAAGAATGAACATCTTCTGGACCCCGCCCATGATGTTGGTCGGGGTTGGCTGGAGCTTGCTTTCGTCGTAAGCGAGCAGCAGCCGACCCTGCGCATCAAACATCAGATTTCCGCTAGCATCACGTGCCAAGGCGTCAGACGTGCGGAACGGGAAAAATGCCCTTTCAACAATGCTGGACAATGAGTCGCAGCCTAGAACGACGCCGTGGTACGTCGCTACTACAACATTGGTGGTCATCCCTCCCCCCCTTGTAGATCCTCCTTGACCCCCTGTTGACGCCAAGGGCCAGCCGCGCCGGCACCCTGATGCTATCTCCACACCCCGCCAAGGACCAGCCCATGCCCGAACGCCAGAGGGACTGACGCGATATGGAAAGATTGATGATTGGCAAGGCTACCGGAGTGCTGATCGCGTTGATCGCTGCCGCCGGGGCATTGGCGCAAGATCGCTGGCGCTATGCTGGCACTTCCCCGGAATATGACGTCTACCTCGACTCTGCAACACTAAGTAGATCCGGAAGCAACGTAGATGCTTGGTTCGAGCATCGGTACAAGCCTCAAGGCGAGCTATCGAAGAGCTTGAACATGATGCGCATCGACTGCACCCGTCGAACCGTGGCAGTTCTTTCCAGCGTCCAATATGGGAAGGACTCCAAGGTCAAACTGAGTTCTACTGATCCAGGCCCTCAGAGTCCAATCATTCCCGGCTCTATGGGTGAGTTGGCTTGGGGTGCAGCGTGCCCAGAAGAAGCCGAACCATTTGGCCTCGAGCAGGTCCGCATGCTCGGCGAACGTCTGCGTCGTGCTGATCCAGCCTTTGACCGGAAGATTTCGGAAATGTCCGCAACCATCAGCGGTATCCAGGCCGTGCTCCCACCAACGCTTTGGGCGGCGGCGATCGAATCTGAATGGAGAAAACTGAAGTGAATGACTGGAAGAACACCAACTACGGCGCCCCGAAGACCTGGGCCGAGATCCAGCACGAGAAGCGCGAGGCGGAGCTGGAGAAGGTGAGTGCCAGCCCCTTCTGGCCGGTCGTGAAGATCCTTGCCCTGGGCGCCGCATCTCTCGGCGGCTTGGTTTACGTCCTCATATCTGTTCTTCGTTGAGTTGCTGCTGGACCGCGTCAGCAAGGTCCACAACCTCTGGGTCTCGTGACCGCTCGGCGATGCCCCTCAGCACCTGCAGCTGAGAGTTCAGTTCGCCAGAAGGCAGTTCTGCGGTCCTGGCGAGCCAATTCACGTACTTTGGACTGGTCATGACTCTTGCGGCTCCATTCGCAGTGATGGATCCACCCAGGGAGCTCGCCACGGTGATGAAAGCGAGGGCTGGATTGCCGGTGGCGGCCAGCGTGCCCGCGGTGCTGCCAGTACCCGCGATTTGTCCGATCAATGCGTACCGGCCACCGGTACCGGACGGGTTGGCGAAGACTTTGGACCCATCCCGGATGCGCGAGGTCGCCTTGGCGATGGTCTCCATGTTCTTGGCGAACTCCGGCCCGTAGCCGTTGAACAGGATCTTCCTGGCCTCGGGGCTGGTGTTGGCGTAGTTGGTCAGGAAGGTGTTCATCGAGAAGACGCTGTTTTGATCGTCCTGCTGATTTCCCACGGCGCGGCCCATGCGGCGGATGAACGCCGAGCTGACCATCTTCTTCTGGCTTTCCGGCAGCGCCTGCATGACCGATCGCAGGCGCGTTGGCCCGTCCTTCGCACCGCTGATCGCAGCGAGGAATGCGGCTTCCCCATCCTTCTTCCCGATGATGGTGTCGATGTTGTCGAGCTGATCGACGTAGCCAGAGTGGTACTTGTTGGCGTTCTGCAGCGCTTCGGCCGCACGAGGGTTGCCCGTAGCGTTCACCGCCGCCTCCATGTCGCGGCTCAGCGCGGCGTAGACTGGGCGCCACATGCTGCGCGGAACGTCGCTGCCGAAGTTGGCGTTGTCGATCTCTCGCCCGACCAGGGACCGCAGCTTCTGCAGTGCCTCATACGGCAGCCGGTTGTCCACCATGTTGCCCAGCGTGGCGGTCACGTTTTCCTCGATCTGCTCCGCCGTCGGCACGGGCTCCTCGCCGCGCAGTCCGAGCTGCTGACGGCGCAGATTGTTCTGCTCGATCGCGCGCGCCTGCGCCTGGAGGTAGCTGCGGTAGGCTTCAGCCTGCTCCTGCATGCCCGGCTGTGTCAGCAGCGCATTGACGCCCTGGGTGTCGTCAATCAACCCACCCTCGATCCCGCCCAGTCGCTCGTTCTGGAACAGGCGCGAGGTGGCAGGTGCCCCGGGGATGGCTTGATTGAGCTCGGCCAGTGCCGCCTGCGCGTTGGAGATATCCACGCGGCTGTCCTGCGGCATCAACTGGTCCAGCTCCTGATACAGGCGGTTGCTCTCCGCGCGCGACAGCTCCTTGAATCCGCCCGGGCCGACGATTCCCTGCCGGATAGCCAGGCCCGCCATTTCCGGGTCAACGATCTCCCCGCCTGGGGCCAGCGACGACGCCAGGTCGTCAATGCGGCTGCCGAACTGGCCGGCCTGCCGCTGTGCGAATCGATCAATGACGCCGGCGGAACCCGGGACGCTCCCCAGGAACGTTTCAGCCGCCTGAGCAACGCGGTTGCCGGTGGCCTGACCGACACTCGGCTGCACGCCGGCCTGGGCGAACTCGGCGAGGGTGGCGTTGTACGCATCGGCGTCAGCGCCTCGCACCGCGCGCCGCACCACGCTCCCCGTCGCAGCAGGGACAATGCCAGAGGTAGGCAGGCGCGGAACAGCTCCGGGAGCCAGGCCGCCGGCAAGCGCCGCAGCCAGCTGCAGCCCTGCTCCGCCACCCGCTTCACGCGTCCCGCCAGCGGCGGCAGAGCCGCCGACTGTACTGGCGACCTGGAGCGCTGGCTGCGCGGTCAGGAAGTCGGCTGCCGCGGTACGGACGGATGGTGCTGCAGCAACGGAGCGCCCGGCGTTCAGCAGGCCGCCCGCGCCCAACGTCAGGCCGGTTCCGGTCAGGGCCTCGCCGATGTCGCCATAGACGCGCTCCGTTGCGTTCTGGGGCGACGGAAGACCGAGCCGATCAGCGAGATATCCCAGCTCTTCGCGGTACGGCCTGGCCTCCTGAACCCCGATCTTCCTCGCAATCGGATTCACCACGGCCTGGTTGATCGCGTCACCGCCCAAGGCGCCGAAGAGCCCACCAGCACCCTGCAGCACCGACCGCACACCGAACATCAGGTCGCGGAGCTGGCCGGATTTCCACCCGTCGGCCTGCCGCCCACTCGCCGTGCTGTCGATCGACGTCGTGACGCCGGAGAAGTCGGGCGGCAGCGCGTTCACGGCCGGCAGGTCGGTGACTGGCATCTGCTGGTAGTCGTCCCACGGCCCGGGCTCCGCCGCCTGCGCTGGCGGCTGTTGCGGCACGACGGCCGGGACCTGCTGATACTCCTCCCAAGGCAACGGGCCGGCCATCAGAGCTTCTCCCAGCTTGCACGGTCAGCGGGATTGCCGCCGGTGTATCGATACCCGTTGCGCGTGGTGCCGATCGCCGGTGCCTGGCCAGTGGTCGGGCGCACACCGCCGCCGACCTGCATAGGCGCTGCGCCGCCGAACGCCTGGGCGGGACTTCCTGCAGCCGGGCGCGCGATCGCCGCGCGCTCCGGCCCGAGGCCGGTAGCGATCGCATCCAGGGCGACCTGCCGCGACTTGGCCTTCTGCCGCAGTACCGCCGCGCTGTCCCCGGGCTGTGGCAGGTAGGTCTGGCCGTAGATGTCGAACTCCTGCGACGTGATGGCTGCGCCTGTGTCCTTGCGCAGGACAGCCGCAAGGAACTCGCGTGCTGCTTGCTCAGCCTGCTGCCGCGGCGCAGAAACCAGCGAGTTGACGGCAGCGGAGTCGCCGACGCCAGGAAGCCCACGCAGGAAAACGTCGGCGGCGCCGCGCGCGCCCTGCTGGCCGCCAGAGGCAGTGAGGTTGCCGGCCATCGTCTCGAGGAGCTTGTTGGCCTCGTCGCCGCGCTTCAGATAGACCAGGTCCTTCGACTGGCCCTCTGTCAGCTTGGGCGCGCCGGCATCGCTGCCCCCGCCGCCTGCACTGCGGCCGCCTGGCGCCCACATGCCGTTGCGCTGCAGGTTGAACTGCGCGGCATCGATCCCGGACGCCTGCCGGGTGCGCGCAGCAGATGCGTTCGAGCTGTTCGCCGACGCGTAGCTGGCAGCCGCGCGCGCCGCATCGGCAGCGATGCCGGCCCGGCCTTGATCCGTCGTGGTGATGCCGCCCCCACCCTCCAGCAACCGGTTGTTGATCAGGTTCTGGCCCTGCACCGAGGCGAGCTCGACCGGACCGTTGGCCACACCCATCAGGTTGGCGTTGGCAGCCCCGAAGTCGCCGGCCAGTGCGCGCGCCACCGCATCGCCGCGGAACCCCTGCTCTTGGGTGGCGCCGATATAGCCGCTCAGCTTGGTGGGGTCGTACCCTGCAGCAAACGCGCTGGACAGCAGTCCGGCCTGCGCCTCCGGAATTCCAGCAGCGATCGCGGCCGGCGCGAAGCCGCCGCGCCCCTTGCGCGCGTCCTCGGCTTCCATCGCCTTCTCGCGGCTGAAACGCGCGGTCTGCACCAGCTGGTCCAGCTGAGCAGCCTGCGCCATGCCGCGGTTGTAGGCGCCCTGGCGATCACCGCCAGCGAGCGCGGCTCCCAACGAGCCCCAGCCCTGCACCGGCCCCTGTGCATTCCCGCGCAGCACGGAGAGAAGATCGGCCATGTCAGTAGCTCCAGCGCTGCTGCGCCCTGTTGAAGATATCGGCGTTGTTGGCGCCGGTGATTGCGTTGGCCTGGCCTGAAAGGCCTGCCGTCGGGTCACTACCGAAGCTGCCGCCGGCGATTGCACCAGACGCGCCACTTGCCAGCTGCGTGAAGGCGTCCAACCACGGGTTCCGGCGAATGCCCTGCAAACGCAGCTGGCCGACGTAGTCCTGGCCGGCGCTGCGCCGCGCCACCCTGCCCAGATCCGACCCCAGCTGGGCGTTCTCGATACTCTCGCGTTGCCGCATCTGGTTCGGCGCGTCGATGCGCGCCATCAGGTTGGCCGCAGTGGTGCCGTAGTCGCCGATGCCTAGCGCCGCGTCGTTGGCGGACTGCCGGTAGGCGTCGGAAACAGCGCCGCCCTGCTGCAGGCCAGTCGTTGCCGCCGCCTGAGCCTTCCTCACCTGATCCAGGTACTGGTTGGCAGTGGCGTTGCGTTCGCCGGTACCGTCCGAAGCCGCGCGGGACGCCAACAGTCGGTTGACCGCGGTATCGGCTTCCCCCTGCAGCTGTGCCCGCTGGCGGATCTGGTTGGCAAGCTCCCTGTCCTGCCGCTTCTCTGTCTGGCGGGTGTTGTAGTAGTTCGCGCCGGCGCCCAAGGCCGAAGTCCCAAGCGCAACAAGTGCTGCGGTTTCAAGGCCCATCAGCGCGTCCCTCCCATGCCGAAACCAGGTTGATAGACCAGCCCGTAGGCCTGATTGCCGCGGCGCTCTGCCGCCATATCACGGCTTCGATCGTAGACAGCGGCCAGGCCGCCGAAGATGTCGCCGAGATTGGATGCGCGCATGCTGCTACGTCCGCTGGCGAGGTTGCCCTGCAGCGCCTGCGCGGCCTGCTGCGCGCCGCTGGTCACGTCGAGGCCGCTCTGCACCTGCGAAATGAGGTTGAGCCGCGAGTTCTGGTCAGCGGCTCGGAGATCAGCCACAGCGCCTTGGGCCAGGCGGTCAGCGTCGAGGATGCCCTGGGTGTACTTCTGCCCCAACAGGCGATTTGCATCGGCTGAGGCTGAGCCGCCGGTCAATCCGCTGCGCGCCATCGCGAACTTCAGGCTGCGGTCGGCCACACCCTTCTGCTTCTCCAGCTCGTTGGTGTAGTACGTCCGCGACGCCCCGAGGAAGTCGTTGTAGTCGGCCTGCCGACGCGGACTGCCGTAGATCTGGTCGACCTGCCCGACTGCCTGGTTGATATTGCTCTGACGCCAGGCCTCATCCTGTGCGGCCTTCGTCGCGGCCCCGCTGCCGCTGGATTCCATGCCCATCATTCACCCCGCAATTTCGAAAAGTGGGCGAAGCTCTCGCCGCGGATACCCATCTGCCTGAAGACGCCCTCGGGTTTCATGCCCAACGAGCGCTCGAACCACTCGATGGCCTTCACCCGGGTGGTGATCGCGCTGGTCTGCAACCGATGGGCGTGCTTTTCCAGCAATTTGTCCATGAGCCAGCGCGTCGCTTTGGTCATCGAGCGCCACTGCTCTGCCCAGCCCGCCTCGGACCCCACCATCCATGACTGCCACACGCCCGGCGCCACTGGATGGAAGCCGCCGGCAGCGGCCGGCAGACCATCCTTCCCGACCACAGTCAGCGCGTAGGGTGAGGACTGCGCCCAGATGTTGATCAGCCACTGCGCCGCAGTGTCCGGGTCGTAGGCGTCCGTACCGAGCACGGCCAGGTACTGAGCTTGTTCGTTCTCGCGCATGACCTGGGCCAGCGCCACGAGGTGCGCCGGCCGGCAGGCGATGACGTTGGATGGCAACATGGCTTTCTGCATGCGGCGATACTGCCGGGTCGGGCTTGTGGTTCAACGGATTCACGGCATGCCCCGCAGGTCCTGCAGGTACAGGGTGAAGGCGTTCCACTGCCACGCCTGGGTGCCGTCATAGGTGAGCCGGACCGACAGCGAGGGGGCCGAGAGCGGCATCGGGATCACCATCCCCGGCACGGTATCGGCAGGCACGGTGTACGGGTCCGTGAAATAGCCGCCGTTGCTCTGGTCGTAGCCGAACGACACCGAGACGTTGCCGAGCCCGACAACATCGAAGCCGTACAGGCTTTTCGTGACCCCGGGCTGGCCGAAGTCGAGCCACGCCCACTGGATCATTCCATCGAAAGGCCGGATGTCGCTGGGCAAAACCTCGTCGCCCAACATCTCATCGTCCAACACGTGGATGTAGTCGCCGGATCGCACGTAGAGCGACTCGCCGGCGAAGCACCACTCGTCGGTCGCGAAGGGAAGCACGTATCGCGACCAGGCACCTACCTGCCCGACGGAGCTGATCGAATAGATGAAGAACTGGCTTTGCATAGCTTTTCCTCCGAACCTGCGTTCAGCTGTTTGCCGTCGCCTGCAGGTTCCAGTTGACGCGATAAACGACGCCGGCCGGGGTGACGTAGTAGCCAGGCAAATCCTGGATCTTCTGTGCGTCGGCCGGGATTGAGGCCGGATTCGGGTATTGGATGTACACGACCGTATTGAGCTCAGGCCCTGCGCGGTAGATCACAGTGCGGCCGGAATACTGGGTAGCGAAGTTGGCCGGATACTCGAAAATCGGCGTCTGGTGGAAATTGTTCGTTGCCCCACCAACCACCACGCGCGGGCTTGCCTGAATCGTGCCGCCGTACTGCGTGAGGCCGACCGGTACCAGCGCTGCAGTCATCGCCGCCTGATGGGTGACATCACCCCACCAGCCGTCATCGACAAAAATCCCGCCAGTCTGTCCGCTCGCGAGATAGATAATGGTTCGAGAATCCGGCGGAACACTGCTTGCTCCACTGGCCCACGACTTGGTGTGGACCAGCGCCCAATCACCAGGCCTGGCCGTGATGGTCGACAGCCACGGCGGGTTGCGCGTGTTGGAGCTTGCGATGTTAGAAGCACCGCCTCCGGAGATGAACATCAGCTCACGGACCATCACCGGAATCGGCACAGCGGTGGCTTGGCTCGCCACGATGGCGCTGTTCTGCACTTCGGCGGCAGAGCCGTCGGCGTCACGAACCCTCACGCTCCAGGAGTAGATGCCAGCAACCGTTGGGGTTCCGGATAGGACGCCAGCGGAGCTCAGGGCAAGCCCGGGCGGCAACGCCCCCGACGCAACGGTCATCGCGCCATATGGCTTGACGCCACCGGTGACGACGTACTGCACCGGGTTGATGGCTCGCCCCACCAGCGCGTTCGGCGCAGTGCCGGACAGCCCGATCGGAGCCGGCGGATAGTCAGCGAAGCCGAGGATGTACTGCCCCGCTCCAGGGAACCAGGTCCCCATGATCTTGGACTGGTTGGCCGTGGAAACGCGGAGCGCTTCCCGCACCAGCTCATCGATCGGCATGCCAACGTCGCCCGCCTGGTAGTTCGTAGAGCTCGCCGCAATTCCGATGGACCGCACCCCTTGCGATGCTGCGAAGAACAGGTCGTTGGAAACCGGTGCGATCGATCGATGGTGCGTGCTTCCCAGCGGCAGCGCGTCGATCAGCGACATGCTGGCCGGGTCTTCATCGACCTGCCAGAGCTGGAAGGCCTCGGAATTGAAAACTACCAGGTTGCCCCGGTAGAGCCCCATCGCCGATACAGGGTTCGCGCCATAGTTCTGCAGGCCGGTCGGGAGGTAGCCGGCGTCATCCGCAGTCGTCCAATCCAACGGGTTGACCGTGGCGCTGTACTTCACGATGTCGTCGTCGCCGGCAAAGACCTTGCTGGCCGCGATAGCCACGATCTTGCTGTCGGGGCAGTTAGGGTCCTCGACCCGGCGCGAGACCGTCTTCCAGTTGATGGTCCCGTCCTTCACGAAGCCGCCGATATCGGTGGGCCACGCCGGCTCGGTGGCACCGCTCACATAGAGCGGCGAGGCAACCCACGTGACACGCGTGGATGCAACGGCCTCCCAGGTGACCTCGTTGTCCACCACGGTCTGGCCGAGAATCGGCGGCCAAGCCGGCTCGCTGCTCCCCGAGAAGCCAGATTCAGACTGGACTGCCTTGTAGACCAAGCCATCGGGCAGCCCGGCGAAGGTTCCCGACACGACAAGGTTGTCGCCGAAGATTGCATGGCTGTGATCCGCGACCGAGAACAGGCCGATCCCCGCGCGCGCGTATGCTGCGCCCGCAGGACGCGTTGCTGTGAGGGACGACTTCTTCCATGCACCCCCGCTGCCGTCGGAAACGATGTTGCCGCGCTCGGCGGAGATCTGGATGTTGTTGACGTCGTACCAGCGGACCTCCACCCAGCCACGGGTTGCACCGGCGATGGATGCGCCCTGCTGGATCATCGCGCTGGCTTCGAATGTTGCACCGGTGCTTGGGACAACCAGTTGCGTCCGATTGAGCGCGAGGCCATCGGGGACGGTCCCTGGCATGCGCACGCACGGCCCGTTGTTGCTATACCCGCCGGTCGCGACGAATTCTGCACCGCCGGTGTAGTCCCAGTTGACGTTGCCTGCGGCGAAGTCGCCGTTGACCACTGCAGCCGCGGTCGGCGCCGGCGCGGTGATCGGCTGGACGATGTCGCCCGGCTGGTAGAGGGTTCCTGGCTCCCAGGTTGGAACGGCCATCAGTCAGCGCCCCCCTTCCCATACCGATCCGTGACGCTGGGCGGAAGCGGCGCGGTTTGGGTGGTGTTTGAGGCAAGCGGACTCTCGATGTTCGCGTCCTCGAAGATCGTCTCTCCAGCCACCGTGGGCCACGCAGGCTCACTCGTTCCAGAACGCGCCGCACTTCCGGTCGTTTCAGTCACCGTGTACTTGAAGCCGTTGTCGGTCGTCGGGACCACGACATTCCCGACAGCCCTGGCCACGTTCGGTGCCCACGGCACATAGCCGGCGCGGTCGCTCTCCAGCCGGTATGCGAGGCCATTGCCACTGGACGGCCTGACCAACGCGCCCGGCAGGTAGGTCTTGCCCGGCTGCCAGACCTCGCCCTTCTCCAGCCAGTAGTGCGGGTACCTGGGACCGGTAGCTCCTTCAAACTCGGCCACCACATAGAGGAAGCCCAGGAACGGCATCGAGAAGTGCACCTCTTTGATGGGCGCATCGGGAACCGTCGGGTGCTTCAGCACCTCCACCTCGACCAGTGGATCGGTAGAGGCCGTCACCTTGTCCGAGAACACCACGAACTTGCCCTGGAAGAAGACCAAGCCCTTGGTGCCGGCGGGCAGCGTGTGTGCGATGCGCGTGCCGGGTCGGCACTTGATGGTGCGTGCCGCGGTCACATACCCGTTGACCAGGTCATAGACCGAATCGGCAGATGCCCCACCCTTGGTGCGAAGCCGCGTGATGCCGGCCTTTACCGCCGAGAGCGACTGCAGCTTCATGGGGCATCCTCCGGCCAGCCGCCGACGGGAATCGGCCGCACAGCGTTGCGGGGATCGGACGTTCCGGGGATGTAGCGACGCGTCAGGTGGTCGCCGCGGATCAGGTCGCGGACGTAGGACGTGAGCTGCGATGCGTAGTTCCCGGCGTCGGGCTGGCCGTAGTGCGCTTTGGCGTTGGCCAGTGCCAGCAGGAAGATAGCCTCGGGATCAATAGTCGTGTAGTCGCCGTCGGCAGCCAGCGGCATCAGGCCGAACTGGCCCTTGATCCGCAGCTGCCAAGTCGCGTCCACCGGTGCCGGCCACAGCTCGATGCACTGGCGGACCTCGTAATGGCTCGGGATGCCAGGGCCGCGCGCCGTGTACATCACCGGGTCGATGCCGCTGTACAGGGGGCGCCAGTTGCCGTCGCCCTGCGACAGGCCGGCCCAGCTGATCATGCGAGGGTCCAGCCTCTTGGTGCAGGTGTCAGCGTTGGCGTCGAGGTCATAGAAGCGCGTGCCCGGCACGAGGTTCCAGGTGTAGAAGCGCTCGCGCCGCATCACTGAGTAGCGCCGGAACAGCAGCTCCTGCGCGCTGGTGATGAAGTCGTTGAGGAGGTCGGCCATGCCCGGCGGCGGGTTGTTGGCCTGTGCGGCGAAACCCAGGCGACGGAGCAGACGCTTCCGCATCTCCACCAGCGTGGCCCGGGGATAGTCGTCGTCGCACTCGCAGTTGTAGCTGATGGGGTCTGCCATTGTGGTTCCCAAAGTAAAGACGGCCGGCCAGGTCTCCCCGGCCGGCCGCCACCCTCGCCGCCAGCGGGGGATTACTGGTTGCCGGTGCGCTTCTCGCGCTCGGCTTCGATCGCGGAATGGACGCCGGCGCGGTCCTTGCCGGCCGCTTCGTCTTCCGCCAGCTGGTCCAGCTCTTCGTCAGACAGGCCGCTCAGCGATGCGGTGATCTGCGCGACGGTGCCGCTGGCCAGGCTGTCGTCGCCGCCGTCGTCATCCTTGCTGGCCACCTTCACGCCCAAGGCCTTCAGGCGCTTGTCCAGGTCACGCACCTTCGGGTACAGCTGCTTGCGGGCGAGGTCGCCCTCGGCCGTGGACTGGTACTTGGACACCAGGCCATCGAAGGCCTTCTGCACGTCGAAGTCCTCGATTTCGAGGTCCTTGCCCTGCCCTTCGACTTCGTGGACCAGATCCTCCCCGTAGATCTCTTCGAGGATGGTCTGCTCGTACTCCGGCACCATGACCGGGATCTTGGTGCTGGCATCACGGTCGATCAGCAGCAGCACGTGCGGGATTTTGGTCTTGGCCATTACTGGACCCCCTCGAGCGTCAGCTCGGTTGCGGCCGCCGGGGCCGTGGTGACGTTGGCGCGGATGAAGTCCGGCAGGTCGGCGATCTCCACCGGGAAGGTGGTCGCCGAGTTCAGCGTCTGGATGGTGGTGTAGGTGTCGGCGGTGCCGTCGGGCTTCTTCGGCGCGCCCTGCAGCTGCACCACACCGGTGCCAAGGCCACCTGCGGGGCCATACAGCAGGCCTTCCCGGCCCTGCCCGCCCAGCAGCGGCGTGACGTTCAGTGCAACGCCAGCACCTGCGGTGACGGTGCCCGGGACCGCAATCTTCTTGATGTTCGGCATTTCAGGTCTCCCGCCGGCGAGGGGCTGCCCCGCCGGCTGATAGGGGTCAGGCGATCGAGAAGACCGCGTTGCTGTTGCGCTTCTTCGTGGTCAGGCCGTAGTCAGCGGTCTGGCCGAAGTAATGCGTGTAGCGGTCGTAGACGCGCGGCGGGGTGCGCTTGATCATCCAGCGGCCCTGGACCGGGCGCAGGGTCAGGGTCTTGCTGTTGAGGAAGTAGCCGCGCTTGGTCCACGGGTAGGTGATCGCACCCAGGCGGGCGTCGATAACCTCGAAGGACGGGTCCCACACGACCGGCACGCCCTTGAAGGCCAGCGCCTTGGTGGACGGGTCCAGCGTGATGCCGCCGGTGGCGCTGGCACCGATGGTGATCTGGCGCGACATCACCTTCAGGGCGTCAGCCTGGATGGCGTCGTACATCGCCGCGCCCACGAAGATGGCGTTCGGCTGGCCCATCTTTCCGTAGGTGATGGTCTGCCGCCACAGGGTCTCCATGTGGTTGATCAGGTTGCCGGCGGTGCCGGTGCTGATGCCCATGTCGGCGTAGTTGCGCCAGTACGGCGAGGTGGCCGCATCGATGCCACCGATAACGCCGACGTTCGGGGTGGTGCTGACCAGCGCGTCCAGGCCCGGCACGGCCTTCGGGTTGGTCGAGCCGTCCAGGTGGACCTCGATGTCCCAGTTTTCCTGGAAGCCATTCTTCAGCGCCGACCAGTTCTCGTCGAGAAGGTTGACGATCTGGATCTTCTCGGCGTCCGTCATCACCGCGTTCTTGTCGTCGGTGAGGATGATGCCGTTGTTGGCCAGCTCGGTTTCGTTCAGCGTGAAGCCGTCGTGCGCTTCGTAGTGCTGGAACGGGGCCTTCCGGACGGTGTCCTTCCGGTTGTAGGTGACCTGGTCGTCGCCGGTGTAGTTCTGGTAGTTCGAGTCGTTCGAGATGCGCACCTTCTCGTTGAAGATGCCGTTGCCGAACGTCGAGTCCTTCTTGTTGGCGATCAGCCAGGACGCGAACGGGCGCTCGGTGGAGAACTGGTCGATGGGGTCGTTTGCCGCGTACGACTCCATCTGACGATTGGCACCGGCCAGCATCTGGGCAGTGGTCAAGGGCATGGTTGTAGCCTCGAAGGGAAAGAGAGGAGGCCCGTGGGGCCTTTGGTCTTTCCGCGCTCGAGGAGTGCGAACCCTCTTTCAGCACTACCGGTGGCGAACCCGGCTTACGTCACACGCGGTATCGGCGTCTGCCGATGGGGGCGACTATGCGCGAGGGGTCGATACTGTCAACGGAGCAAAGAAAAACCCCGCCGGAGCGGGGTCTGTGTGAGATTGAAGCGTGATGGTCAGAAGAACTCGGGTTTCGCCACGGCCCGCGTCAGCGCCATCAGGCCCTGCTGCAGGTGACTCTTGCCGATGGCGATCCAACGCAACGGCTCGGCGTCACCCGTGCCGTGCTCGGCAGTGATCCGCGCCTGGTTCTCCTCGAGCTTCGTGACCAGCTCGCCGAGTTCGGCGCCCTTGGCCTTGATCTCGTTCATCAGGTCGATCTCGGCCTGGGAGAGTTCGCGATATCCCTTGATCTGGCGGTGTTGGTTGTCCATTTCTATTCTTGGCGGCGGTAGGGGCGCCAGAATCCCAGCCGCCCACCCATGTGCAACGGATCAGCCCCACATCCCATATCGCACGATCAGGATGGCGTGGATCTGCCGGGCCAGCTTCGACGGGACCGGCCAGCTCATCGGCCCTGCGCCTGTGCTTCCGCCACGCCGTAGGAGAAGGCGTCGGCCGGATTCTTCGGGGTGGCCGGCACTGCCGGTGCGGCGCTGGCGCGGGCCGGGTTGTTCGGGCGCGCGGCCACCGCCGGTGCCGCAGTAGGGATCGGCGGCAGGCGCTGGTAGGCCTGGTGGATGGCAGCAGACCACTGTGCAGGCGGCATCGTGTTCTGGATGATCTCGACCGTGGGCAACAGGAAATCGAACTTCTGCATGAATTGTGGATCCGACTGCTTCAGCCGCTGCCCCAGCTCATGCACCGCCTGCAGGCCCTTGTCCTCTTCCTGCTTCGATTGGCTGACGCGCTGCAGGTTCTGCTGATGTTCCTGCTGCAGCACGCCGCGCTGGCGGTGCTGGACCATCTCGACGGCGTCGGCCCGGTTCATGTCGCCGGTCTTCACCCTCTCGGCCAGGTCCGGATGCGCGCTGAGCGGGTCGAAGCCCGGCGCCTCGCGGCCGATCTTCTTGCCGAGCCATGCCAGCTCTGCCTGCATGGACTCGAACGCCGCCGCCATCTGCTCGGGGTTGCCAGAGTTGATCGCGGCCAGGTACTGCAGGGCGTTGCCGAACTGCTGCGGGCTGGCACCGGTGCTGGCAACCGTGGTTTCCCACTCTTCGGCGCGGGCGCTGGCGGTGCGCAGCTGCTCGGTGGCTTCGGAGGCACGCTGGGTCAGCTCACGGAAGCGCTGCTGCGTGCGCTCGTTCGTGATGCCGAGATCCTTGATTTCTTCCTCCACGGTCTTGCCCTGCGCGGCCGGTGCTGCGGCGTCCGGGGCAACAGCGGCGGGATCGGTACCGGCGGCCGGTGCAGCGGCTGTTGCCTCTGCAGCAGGTTCGCCACCCTCGCCTTCCACCACCACGGCCGGATCAACCGGAGCGTCAGGCGGGACAACGGCTGCGGGTTGGTCAGCTTCCTGCGCGCGCGCTTCTTCAACACCAGCAGAGAAGGCATCCAGCTTGTCGGTGGACGGGGTCTCGACCTGATCGGGAATCGTCTGGTCGGTGTCGGGCGCAGGCGCGGCGGCCTGCTGGGTTTCGGTGTTCGGGTCCATGATGGTCCTCGTTTAGGCGGCGGGGAGTTCGGGCGGCAGCATTTCGGGCGGCAGCTGCATGCCGGGGCCTTGCATCGCCAAGGCAGCGGGATCGTTCGCCGCAGGCAGCGGCAAGCCATCGGGGCCAGGTGCGCCGGGCATGCCGGGCACAGCCGGGAGCTGCGGAGGCAGCTGCGGGATGATCGAGTACGGGTCGATGCTGGTGTCGCCGGTGCGCTTGATGGTCTCCACCACCAGCTGCTCGAGCTTGTCGGCGATGTCCTGCGGCGTGGACTGGCGCATCTGACCGATCTGCAGCACCGCCTGCTGCAGCTGTGGCAGCAGAACCGACCACTGCTGCTGCTTCACGGCGGTGGCCGGCTTGCCAGACGACCCGGCGCGGATGTCGACGGTGACCAGCGCCTCGATGAGCGACACCTGGTCGGTGTTGATCCAGAATGCCTCCGGCCCGGCGATGTTCACCACATCGTCTTGGGTGAGCCCGTTGGGCGACATGGCCAGCTCTGCCGTGTACTGGGCGAAGTCGCTCAGCACCTCGTCCAGGGTGTCGCGGGCGTAGCCGATGCGCGACTCGGTGCCCTGCTGCTGGATGTCGGCCTCAGTGGCGGTCTTGGCCACGGTGATCGTGGAGGACAGCGCCTCCTGGATGCCCCAGATCAGCTCCAGCTCGGAGCGGATGGTCGACGTGTCGTAGAGCGCCGGGTCGATCTGGTTGTACTGAATCGGGAACACCACCGCGTTTGGTGAGACCCCGTTGAGGTTGAGCGGGATCATCTCGCCGATCCCGCCCGCCTTCATCTTGTCGGCTTCCGCCGGCTCGACCGCGCCAGCATCGAAACCCAGCTTCGGGATCGAGCGGCGGCGATGCTCGCGGTAGTTGGTGCGGATCCGGTCGTACTCGTCCAGCAGCTCGCGGGAGCGGTCCACCAGCGACTGCGGATGCCGGCGGCCGTCGACCCACAGCGGCGCCCACTGGAAGAACGGGTAGAAGCGGCTGGTCGCTTGGTCCGGCGTCACCCACTCGCGCAGGTAGCGCTTCAGGCCCACCGCGATCGTGGCGAACTGCCGGGTCTTCAGGTTCCAGATCTCCCACAGGCAGACGCAGGCCTCATCGCCGCTGGCCGTGGCCTGGCCGGAGCTGCCGGTCGAGTAGGCGTCCGCGTCGGTGTCACTGATCTTGCTGGCGTCCTTCTCGGTGTCGGTCGGGCGGACGTTGTAGAACTTGGTGGCGCTGTCCAGCCGCTCGGCATGCTCGGGGTGCGCTGCCTTGGCGTCGGCCAGCGGCATGAAAATGCGCTGTGCGTTCCACGGGCTGTTCACGTAGTCGCGCAGGCACGGCAGGGCAACGGCGGACTGCATGTCCTCGGCGCGCACGAAGTCCAGCACCAGCGCGCTGGAGATAACCGTCTCCACGCCCTGCTCCAGGCTGGCAATCTGCTGCTCGTACATGGCGCGCAGTTCGTCCGGGTTCGGGGCGTCACCCTCGGCCAGCTGGCGCTCGGTGTCCTGCAGCGCGGCGATCTGGGCGCGCAGCGTGCCGATCTGCTGGTCAGTGGCCGGGTCGCGGTCGGTCTCGCGGTGCCATGCAGCCTTGAACCAGCCCACGCCCACGCTCAGGCCCGAACGCACGAAGGGATCGGCCACCGCCTTCAGCCTGCCCTTCTTCCACAGCGAGTCGATGACGATCTCCAACGTGCGCGACAGCAGCTTCGCGTCCTCGGTGCGGCTGGACCCGGCGCTGTCGGCCGGCTGGACGCTGGTCTCCGGGTTCCGGGCATACAGGAAGCCGGTCAGGATGTTCACGTAGGTGGCGGCGATCGGCACCGACACGTCGAAGACCTGGGGGTCAGAAGAACCGCGGCAGTAGCGCCTGTCCCGCGCGTAACCCTTGCGGGCATCCTTGTCGAACTCGCGAGCGAACTCGATCCGCTTGTGCCAGGCCGCCACGTCTGCCTCTTCCTGCAGGATCCGGTTGGCCTCGGCCGCCCGTTCCTGCTCGGCCATCGCGTCGGCGTCCAGCGCATCGGCGAAGGCAAATTCATTGGTCTCGGGCGTCACAGGTTGTTTCTCCTACGGGCAGCGACGTCGTTGTCGTCATCGGGCCGGGATTCCAGCCATCTGCGGCTATAGGGCACCACGGCATCCCTGCGTTCAACGGACGGTTTATGCGCGTCACGGATGTCATCGAGCGCGCGACCGATCAAGCCGCACACGTCAACGCCGTCGTCCTGGTTGCCCGGCAGGCCGTTGAAGGCCACCAGCTGGTCCACCAGACGGTTCGCCCACGCCTTGCCGCGGGGCAGATGGACGGTGCGGGCATGCGCCCTGGCGCGGAAGCCAGCGACGCGGGAAACCTTGTCGGTCACGCTCGGCAGCCACTCGCGCATCACCCGGACCTGCAGCTCTCTGGTCAGGCGCGCGCGCAGCGGGCCGATGGCCTTCTCGATCACGCCCGACTCGCCGTAGGTCATCACCGGGCGCCAGCGCTTCGCCAGCTGAAGCTCTGCGGTGATGGTCACGTCGGACTCGTCCTGCCCATACCACCAGTCCCGGATCCAGATGTCGCCGCCCTGGTCAACACCGAATATGCCGTGCTCGGTGTAGTCGGGGTCGTTGGTGAGGGACTTTTTCGTGACCGCGTAATCGCTCGCGCCGTAAATGCGCAACTGCTTGGGCACCTCATCCTCGTCGTACCACTCGAACCACGTGGCCTCGAACTGGTTGCCCTCGTCCGGGCGCGGCCGCTGCTGGTACAGGCTGCTCCAGGTGCGCGGCTTCTGCTCGTACTGCCGCCAATGCTCAGGCGGGAACCACTCGGGCCACAGGTACTCGCCCACTGCTCGACCCAGCGGATCGTCGGCACGCTCGGCGCGCGCGGGCAGGCACAGCACGTCCCACACCTGGCCGTCGCGGCACATTATCGGCCCGCTCTGGCCGCTGTAGTCCTCCGGCAGGATTGAGCCGGGCAGGTCCTCGGGGTGCCAGCGCGTCTGGATCAGGATGACGCTGGCGCCAGGCTTCAGGCGGGTCAGCAGGTCATCGTCGTAAGCCTCTCGGGTCTTCTTCCGGATCGTCTCCGAATTGGCTTCCTCGCGGCCGGCCACCGGGTCATCGATGATCAGCAGGTCGGCGCGCGCGGAGGTGACGGCCCCCAGGATGCCGGCGGCGAGCAAGCCGGAATCGTTGGTCAGCTCCCACTCGTTCACCGCGGAGCTGCCGGGCTTCAGCATCACCCGGTCGGGCCAGATGGAGGCGTATTCCTCGCTGTTGACGATGGCGCGGCACCGGCGGGACTGCCGCTCGGCCGGGGTCGACGCGTAGCTGCACAGGATGACCTTGTAGCCCTCGCGCTGGGCCAGTGCCCACGGCGGGGTGACCACGCTGGCGTAGGTTGACTTCGCCGAGCCGGGCGGCAGGAACAGCATCAGGCGGCCCATCGGCGCGCGGATGCAGCGCTCGACAGCCGTCAGGATCAACCGGTGATGGGCGGCAAGGCCAGACTCGACCGGCTTGAACAGCCACTCGGTGCGGTCCTCGGCTACCGGGGCGCCAGGGATGCTGATTGCCTGGGCGAAGCCAATCAGGGATTCACGGGCCTTCCGCCGGCGCAGCAGCTCGGCGGCCGCATCGGCCTGCCGAATCTCACTCAGCGCCACGGATGCCCCCTGCGGCAATCGCCAGCAGGTCGGCGTCGCTCAGCTGGCGCGGGCTGCGGATCTCGACCGGGTTGTCCTTGTCGCCCTTGAGGGTCACCGCCTCGCCGTAGCGCTTCGGGTCCCACTTGGCCAGCAGCTTCAGTCGGGTCTCGATCCGCAGCTTCGAGCGCTGGATGTGGTCGTGGTCCGGGACGATGCGCCCGTCAGTGGTCTGGGTGTAGTCGCGGCTGCCGTCATCGGCGATTTCCAGGCACTCGGCCGCCAGGGCGTCGAAGCCTTCCTCGCGCGCGCGCGCGATAGCTGCGGAAACGGCTTTGCCGCGCGGGCTGTCCTCATCCGCCCAATCCTTCACAGTCCGGTAGGCAGGCATGCCCTCATCACGGCAGATCTGGGCCATCGGCTCACCCTCGGCCAGACGCGCGCAGATGTCGGCCACAACCTTCTCGCTGAACTTGCTCGGGCGGCCGCCGGCACCTGGGCGCTTGGGCTTGGGCGCATCGTCCTTCGGCTTGCTGCTGGCCTTGGGCTTAGCCATGCGGGACCCCAGTTGCCAGACAGCTGATCCTCTCCATCTCTTGCTGCCCGGCCCAGCGGATAACCCCGGCGCGATGAGCCAGATCACGGACCTCATAGGGTGGCGGGAGGCGTGACCCCTCCTCGATCAAAGCCGTATAGCGCTGTGGGTACGGGATGGAATGGGTGTAGTCCTGCCGGACGTAGCGCACCAGAGATCCTCTCTTGTTGCGGAAGGCGAAATCTGGCGCGCTTCGGTGGATGGCCACGCGCTGCCCGTGGAGAGCCCCGCCAATGGCCACCGCGTCGATGGTGTCTCCTTCCACCCAGCGCTTCAGGTACCAGTCGTAACGGCATCGCGGCTTTGCCTTCGGCACAGGCTGCTGCGCCAGCCAGAGGATGCCGGCCATGAGCTTCCGGTAGGGATAACCAATTTCCTGATGCAGTCGCAGCGCCAGGGCGCGCAGATCGGTACCGGTCTTGATGGCCTGCATGGTCTCGCGGTAAGCGCGTTCCTTGTCAGCCGCCTTCATGTGGACCGGCGAATCGGCAGTTCCCAGGGTGCAAAGGTCGGCGCCATCCGAAACGCCCGCCGCGACGCGGCAACCCTGTGCTGCCTGCACGCTGTTGTCGACACCTGCGTGCTGGTCGCCCCGGTACTCTTTGACGCCCCGGGTGGCGCCCTCACAGCGAATCTCCAGCGTGGCGTCATCAATGACCAGCTTCACACCCCACAGGTACAGCTCCCCCTTGGCCGCGCTGTTAACCACGTGATCCCTGAACTGGTCAGCGGTCATCTGTTGAACGAAGCCGGGGCCTACCTCAGGGTGGCGTACACCGATGTTCTGTATCTGGTCGGCAAGATCCCTCAGGTCGCGCTCGGCCATGAGCAGCCTGGAAGGCAGGGGCATGCCGATGACGGATGCCCTGAATTTCAGGATGCAGGCCCGTGCACGGTCAATCACTGATTTTGGCGTCTGGCGGTCGCTCATGGGCCTATTACGCGCCCACCGCCAGATGGATCAACGGAGCCAGGCGGCTGCCATGTACTGCCGCCGGTTTCTGTGAACCTTGGCCAGCTGGCACAGCGCCTCAGCGAACGCACCGTGGAAGCCCCACAGGTCCAGCTGTTCTGGGATGTCCTTCAGCTCCCTGCCGATGGACGCGAAGTGGAAGGCCAGGTCCTCGGCGATGTCCCCGAGAGCCGGGCAAGGTGCTGCGGCGCCGGTGGAGTGCCGGCCGGCGTACTCGCAGATCAGCCATCCCGGGTTGCCCTGGAGCATGGTGTCCGCGCTCACCGACTCGCTGCGGAGCGCGAACACGCGGCCGTCGGGGGCGGCAAACACGGCTGTCCCACAGCCGCGCGCCCGGCGTACCTCCTTCACCTTCGCCAGCGCCCGTTCTGCGACGCGCTGCAGGTCAGCCATCACGGTGACCACCCCCACAGGCAGGGCCGGCCGGTTGAACTGGCGGTGAGGCGCCTTGTCCACGGTGCGCTCTCCCCTGCTGGGTGGGATCACTGAGTTCATGCGATGGCCTTTGGCGTGAGCTTTCGGGCATGGCGGTGGAACTGGAAGCGCATCGACCCCCGCTTCCCAGTGGCGCGGAGGATGCCGGCGGCACTCATGCGGCAGAGCTGCTGGGAAACGCGCAGGCGCTCATGCCCGGCAGCACCCATGCCCTCGACCACGTCGCCGGCGAAGTGCCAGCCAGGGTTGTCGATCAGCCACTGGCGGATGCGGGCGCAGCGGCTCATGCGTCAGGTCCTCCGCTCAGGCGAACGACCACTTGGCCGCCCTTGCGCACCTCCGTGCTGACCAGTGGGTGGCTGATGAACCGCTTGTCGTCTATGCCCAGCGCGTCGGCGATGCCGTCCCGGTAGGGCTTGAACCGGGCGAGCATGTTGTCGTCGTCGGGTAGGCGCCTAGTTGGCGGATGGAAGGTCACATGCAGGTGCAGTCGCCCCTCCGGCAGTGCCCAACCCTTGCACCCGGCCTCCAGCGCAGTGACGGCGCCGAGGTGCCGCGCCAGCCGGGCAGCGCCCGACCGCTTCGACCAGTGCACACGGGCGTTGGGCGATAGCCGCTTGTCCGGCCACGGCAGGATCAGCTCCTTCATGCCGCGCTCCTCTGCCCTAGCCGCTGCAGGGTCACGTTTAGGGCCGCGAGCTCGTCCATCTTCATGATGGTCCACATGCGCTTCTGCCCGTGAATCCCGTTGAAGCTGCCTTGGTGGCAGTCCTTGCACAGGGCCACGGTGGTGTAGTGCTGCCCCTGGTTGATATGGTGGGCATCGGACGGGGGCGACGCATCGCATACCGAGCACGGGAGCCACTTCACAGCCTTGACATGTGCGGCCTCGGCGGCGGTGAGCGCCTTGGAGTTCTTAGTGCGCAT